TCGACCAAGCAATGTAGCTTTATTAAGATCGATGTTAGCCGTGGCTAATGAGGTAAGAGTCTGGCGGGCTTCCAACGCAGCTATGCCGGTTTTTTTCAATCCAGACTCGAAGGCATTCATCTGAACCGCAGAATAACCAGCATTGCTTCCGGCAACTTCCATTACAATACCCAATTGATCATACCTTCCCGCCAGACGAGTCACCTCCACAATATGCTGCTGAATCTTATGCACAGCAAAAGCCGCAGCAAGAGCCACTCCCACCTTTTTAGCTATTCCAATCATTCGATCAGCAGACAAAGAAAACTCAGACTCCGCTGATTTCAGCCCACGAGTATCAATTCCCAGTGACGCTGTTAATGTTCCAAGATCCATGTTTACTTTTTACCTCTTTTGGGCGGCTTCGGGTATTTCGGGACTTCCTTCTTCACTTGTTTATTTTCCTTTGCCTCGGAAGCTTTTGCAAAAGAAAACAACACCCCTTTCATTTCATCTACAGATTGCACTTCTGTTTGTGGTTTCTGTTCATCCATCCATGGAATAAAATCAGCAATCTTTCCTACCTGTCGTCTCCCGTTCTTTGCTCCAAATGATGTTGCAAAATTGTAAAATATGGAAGTCAATTGCGCCATCATATAATCTCTACGGTATTCCCCAATAGGTTCAATTTGATTATAGGCCTCCCACTCAGTTACTTGCTCAGAGGTCAATTCCTCAAGCAGATAATCTGGATGGGCATGGCCTAATGCTAAACAGAGTCGGAATCGGAATCGGCGGTCTGGCCGCCTTCTGAGTTTTTTATCAAATTGTCCCGATCCTCATTGGTGATCTTGTTCAGCTTCTGAGCTTCTGTAGTTATCTTGTCCAACCTGGCCGCACTCATTGCCTGACTTAAAGTTGGAATATCCTTCTGTTCCAACAAATTTACACCGGTCTCATCACACAAAGTGGTTGCCGCGAGTTTCGCCCGGAAGTCTGACAGATTCCTGGTATACTCCAACTGCCCTTCCTTATTCCGGGACTCAATCATCAATGACTGCTCAAACCGATCCCGCTCCCGTCCCGTCATCTGACGAACATATACGAAATCCCCTTTATCCAGATTCACTTTTTCAATCTGTAATTCTTCTTTTTCCAGCAATTTATCTCTTCCTAACATTCCCATGATTGTGCTCCTTTAAAATATCCTTGATTAGGACTTAGTTTAAATTTTAATTACGCACCAGCACTCGGACCGCTACCAGACTCCAGAGTCACAGGACCACTAATCTTAATCGTGGTATCTGCTGTAATGACTCCATCAGTCGGCACGGACAACGGAAGTTCAGTGACCAGCCCTTCGAATTCCAGGGTTGTATTTTCCGCATCCGGCAGAATGATCTCATAATTCTTTACAGCATCATCTTCAAAATCATCCTTCATCTGCTCATACGTGGTTCGAGAAAAATTCATCGTCAGACTGATTGTCCCAGGATCACGAAAAGCTCCGATGAATGTTTTATATCCACCCGTAGTATCCAAGGTCGTTGTTTCTGATGTTCCTCGACTCATCCCCGGCCCATTGATGCTTTTTACCTGGGCTATGACTTCCCATACACCAAGCGTAGAATTCCATCGCCTGAATTGGGTTCCAACCCCACTAATCTCTCCACTCATGTCCACACACCTCCTTTAACCAGTTTATTGTTAATTGTTTCCATCGTCACCGCCGCTGAATGTCAAAGGTAGTCACGAATCGCGCACGATTGTTCTGATCAAAATCAAGCAGGGCAGGCTCAATCGAACAGAAGATCGCACTATACAAAGTACCACCCCAAGTCTCTTGTCCTTTGTTATGGAGCAGTAACTTTATGTCATTTATCAAATCCCATGCATCCAGATAACTTGTATTGCGTACTCGGATCTGGACAGAGGGATAGGAATATGTGGAACCGTCAAAAGTCTTCATTGGGGCATATCCCGGAGTGTCAAAAATGGTCGTGCAGTTATTTGGGGTCTCGGGTTCCCTCCCAATAAACAAATTAGTAGGAAAAACCAAACCCAAACTGCTGGCAACTAAAATATTCTTTATATCCACCGATGACGCATTCACTTAATATATGCCTCCCCTCGAATTGTTTCCAAAGCTTCCGGAGCTTCCCTTTTAATTGAGGCCTCAAAGAATTTTGCCCCTGCCCCCGGTCTTTGGAAATGAACTCCTACTTTTTCATTTTCATGGACATCCCAAGCATAATTTGCCGTAAATCCAAGCGTTACAGACGGTCCCCAAGTGGTAAATTTAGAATCTACAAACCAACTGGCCCTAAGATTCCCTGTATCAATTGGAATAAGCGGAGCTGTTGTATCCATTCCCCTCCTAATCTTAATTGCGACCTGGATCAACCCTTTCATGGAATCAGCATGTGCTTTTATAAGAGCTTTATTCAAATTCCTAAGAACTCCATCTAATCCTTGGATTGAAGCACTCATAGGTAACACACCCTAACAAATTCCGTGGTACTGCGGAATAATGGAGTCTTGTCCAATTTCAAGATTTCCCAAGCCTCAGCGGCCTGTTCCGGATTATCTTCATCTGCAGAATCCAATCCCGTCAAAGATCCCAAGAAAATATATCCACCCTCGTCCACATCCTGTATTAAGAGAATTGATGCTCGACTCACTATTTCCCGCCCATCTGCCCCTTTTATCATTTGGGTAATCCCATCCCAACGACACTTGATTTCCACGGGATCTGCAAAGGTTTTTCCTCCATAACCGTCAGGGGTAGGAGTTCCCCAATACACTGCGGTTTGTACCGTTACACTTTGGATGAATTTTATTAGTGGATTCGCCATTTACTTCTACCTTTCAATCAAATGAAGTAATTGCCGTTATCTTTGCACTTTTTCCACCAAGAGTGGCAAACCCCCCAGTGGTGTCCAAGACCAACACCTGTTGTCCATACATTGTGGATTCTAATCGCATTCCTGTTTTACCTTGATATGTAGCAGTAGCCCCACCAGCCCCACCAGAAACCAATTGCTGCTCACGGGTCGAAGCTAACATGTGGGCGGTGAGCCACCGTTCGATTTCTTTCTTCAGGGCAGTAGTAATAGCAGTACTGGTCCCAATGACTTCTGTGACTAATTCAGTTGCGCCTGCGATAAAAGCCTCAATTATAGAATCAGCCAAGTCAGTGGATATGATTTGTTTTACTTCTGCGGCTGTTACACGTGACATTTAATTACCCTCCGGACATTTCCCATTTTTTCGGACTATTCTAAGACAGACTTCCCCATGCATCCACTCCTTAAGGATCTCACCTTTCTCGAGATCCACAATTACATTTCCATGAGCATCAGTAGCATGCCGGATAATGATCCTATTTTCCTCATCTACAGTAACAACCTTGTCTACCAGCTTTCCATTTAAATACGGACAAGCTTTATACGCCCATCGGGGATTATAACCCGGATCATTTTTATTTGCGGAAAGTCTCATTTTCTTCTACCCCATATAAAGGACTCATATTTTTAATCCCCATGGTACCTCATGGCGATTAGGCCAGTAGAAATTAATGTTTAGGGTGGATTAACACCCCATTATCCTTCAAGTAATCTTTTTCTCGAATGCCAAAGTTTAGGAGAAATAAATGACAATACTTCCTCGCTCCACTTTAAACCCAACCACTCAATAGTTTCCATCATTTGGGAAAAATCATTCATGACCATTCTCTCAGGCCAAACAACTTTGACATTCAATCCGGCTTCAATCATTTCCACCCATCGCTTTTCATGCTGATGAACCCACCAAAGCCACCCCGCCTGTTCATCTTTCGCTCCCACCGCGTCCCGGAATTGTTTCCTGGAGAATGCACGCATGAAAGATGTCTTCATACATGAATTGATAATATCCCCGGTCCTCCTCCTGACTATTATCCATTTTGCATTAGGGAAGGCATAATGCCATACAGGCCAGACAAGCGTCATCTTAGCCCCTTTGTAAAACCATGGGCCTTCCTTGTATCCTTGATCTATCATTGTCTGTTCAACTCTGGCTTTCCAGTCCGTCGGTATTTTCAACTTGGTAATATCCGGAAGAGGGAACTGACCCATTGGATCTACATGCATTTCCCTCAAATAGGGCTTTACAATTTGATTCCGGATGTAATAGTTTTCGAACATTCCCTTCTGATTTGCAGCATTTGGCCCTGACATCGCTCCGCCAAAGGCGCCGCACATATTAATTACTCCCGCAACCATTGAAGTTCCAGACCTGGCCGCGCCTGTGCATAGTATAGGTGATGGATAAATACCTGAATTTTTCATGATTGCGTACCCCTTCTGATTAAGTAGGATTTTATCGATCCCATATAAGGACCTTACTTTTTAATTCCCGTGTAGCCTCGTTGATGTTAGGTGGGTAGAATCAAATGTCTCCCAGCCTTTGGGGATAGATAAACCCTCCCACGTTTTCACGCTGAATATCATCCTCAGAATAAGAAACATACATCTCTTCCAAAACTTCAGAATCCAAGTATGCCTTAAACTTATGCTTTTCTACAGGTTTGGTTGTAAAACACTCCCCAGGTCCTAATACCACTTCTGTATTACCCTCAAACTGCTCCGTAACAATCCCTACCTTTCCTGAGATCACAACGAACAAGTTGTATTTTTCCCTATGGGAGTGCCAAGAACATTCAAATCCTCTTTTCAACCTCAAAAAGGATGTCGCATGCGTGGAATCCTGACGAATCAACCACCTCTCGCCCCAGACAGTTGAGGTTCTTTCCATTGTGAAATCCTCCTAAATTCAAAATTTGAGTATAGATCTTGAATCTCTGATTGCCGTTGAACGTCCTTCTGGTTTAAATTTCCGTGATCATCATAATGATGCGGTTCATCCCACTCAATAATAAGTTTTGCACTGGAATTAAAATAATCTAAAAAATACCCTAATTCCTTAATACAATATTCCCCACCATTAGTAGCATATCTCCCTTTTCCACTATCCGATATTTTCTTTCGCGTCTCTAATGTAGGACGTTTACCAGGTCTGCCCTTTAGTGCCTCAGATATTCTTTTCTTTGTTTCTTCAGTATGATGATCACCACGCATCATATCCAATTCTCCTTGACCCATTTAAGTTTCAGTTGATGTGGACGGGGTTTCCCATGAAAGCAGATAATCCGGGCATTTGGGGGGAGACCTCTTTTGCAATTCCTTTTATACGAGTAAATTCCCTTGAATAACTCCTGGAAATAGTCAACGCTCTCCCCATTATCCAGTAAAATTTCAGAGATATAATGTTGATCTCCACCACTAAAATTCTTAATATTCTCATACTTAAACTGCTCAAAAATAAAGGAGAATGCACCATCATTTTGCCAAGCCATCATACCGGAAGCGGCCATCCCTGCTGCCTGATTCTTCACATTCCACGGGCGTAAAGCCATCATGTGATATTCATACGTAAGGAAATCATCTATATTCTTCAGGATAACTGTATCCAAATCAAAATAAATGACAAAAGAAGACACTACCAACTCCGGACGGAATATCTCTACTTTAGACCACCAACCTCCATATGACTTTTGCAACTTCACACTTTTACAAATAGAAAGGTCAATATCCAAATCAGTCAAGCAAACAAACTCATACGGAACGGTAGAATTGCGGGAAACCATATTACGAAGGCGCTCAACATAGTCAACCGTGTAATCTCCTCCAGATTTCAAAACACAAAGAACTGTTACCAGTGTCCTTCCTTTTTTAAGTTGGGGCTTTACTTGTTTCCGAAAGGAAGATTTTACAACCCCTTCTATAATTTGACTGCTGAAATCAACAAGGCGCTTTACTGTAAGATATTTTGTATTCTCGGTAAAGTACGTTTTGTTTTTGGTGCCTGGTGGACAGGAGTTCCACACAAAACCTGGATTATAATAATCATTCCAGATAATCAGTGTTTTCTTTTTGAAAACAGTAGACATAATAGAAAGACCGGACGGGAATCCGACTACCAATTCGGAACCCTTAATCAATCCAAACACCTGGGCAAGGGAGGTTTCTCCTACCAAATCCACACAATTATGAATCTGCCTTTTAATATGGCCCAATTCCCTACTATCTAAATCCCACTTAGCCCCGACAATCACTGGAGTAAATCCTGTTTTTGCAGTGAGTGCATTTATATACTCAATTATTCGACTTATTGGAAATTCATTTACCCAATGCTTATATGTACCTTGAAACACAAAATAAAAGACAATATATTTACCATATTTATTCCGGGCATCTATCTGAAAGCCTTCCTGCTCTTTCGAAACGAACATAGGCAAATCCCAATTACACGTCAAATCAGGGTCCGTCTTATCTAATGCAACCCCCTTCCCCATGTATCCATTGTGACTTATAAAATAATCACACCCAGCAATGTCCCTGAATACAGTTTGACCACACTGGTTATAAGCTTCCTGCCACAGTTTGCGATGTTTCTGCCCTTCAATATTAGCTAACTCCCCAGAAGAATGTACAAAAGGGATCATCTCTATAAATGAAAATGCCCTATCGTGAGCATTATAAGATCCGGATCTTCGGCATGCTATATAAATATCTGGAATCCCGAGATTCTCCCTTTTCAAAAACGCCTGCATCTTAACCAACTCCCAATAAGAATCTCCAATACCCGGAGGAAGTATTATTGATAGGCGCTTCTGTTCCGGCTTGACAGCTGTAAATATCGTCTTCGTTTCAGTAGGATGAGTAATCACAATAGAGCCAAATCCCACATCACTAAGAAGATTCTTAAACTGTTCCGTATTGAAATACCAAATATGCTCAGTCTTTTTCCAATGATGATGAGACAATGAATGAAAGAATCTGGGGATCTCGATAATACACCGACCTCCCTGAGTCGTCGTTCGAAACATCTCCGCAACAAAAGATCGAGGATCTAAAACATGCTCTACAACATCATGGCAAGTCACCACATTAAAATAATCAACCGGGAAATGGACCTCCTCCAATCGTTTCTTGTAAATGAATTCAAAATTCTTAGCATAATGATAATCACCGATCTCACAGCCATAGGCATCTATGTCCCTTTCCCGACAGACGTCCACAAATGCCCCACTGCCGCTCCCTACATCTAATAATCTCCAAAGGGGGTTGATTCCATAATTTGAAAATCGCTTCTGCGCCAGGACTTTATCCTTTTCATAATCCTTAATCGAGTAGCTTTCCGCTACCGGCGGGTATTCCTGGGAATAAAACTGCCTGTATTCTTCTTCGTTAGAAAATGGTAGCCCCATCTGCCGGATCAAGCCGCAAGCTTCACACGTCCCTATTTCAAAACGGGCCTCAAGATTATTTCCATATTCATCCGTGACCCATCCAGAAGTAGTTTTTTGATTTGAAAGAGTATTACATCCACAGAGACATTTAAGCATCCCCTGCCCCCTTTGTAA